CGTTACCTGTAAACGATGTCTGTGCTGATACAGCTGTAAAATCAAACCTTTGAATATCTAAAGACTCTCTTACACCGATAGATCTAATAATAGTTATATCATCATCTGAATCAGCAGCTACACTTAAGTTTACAGAAGTACCTGTCGTAGCAGTAAAGTCGTTATTAGGGTTAAGAAGAATACCGTTAACGTATACGCTGATAGTTCCAGGAGTGTAAGAAAGAGTGTTACCGTTTATATCAGAACCAGTAAATTCAGAATCACCGGCAACAGCTAGATAATCAAATCTTTTATTCCCTACATCGGTTAAGTTCTCGTTAATAATAGTAACAACTTGATCTGAATCAAAAGATGTAATATTAGATACTGTTTCTTGTAATGCTTGTAACTTAATACCATCTGAATCTACATCGTTTCTAAGATCAGCTACAACTTTAAGATCTGAATCAGCAAACGAAGCTATTGTTGCAACGGTAGTACTTAAAGATTGAATAACAGCTGTATCAGAGTCTGCTTCTCGTCTAAGTTGAGCGATTACAGATACATCTGAGTCAGCAGTACCGGCTTGTACATTAATTACATCATCTCTAATATCACCAGAGGCTCTAACCAGTCTAGAGATGTACCACGATTTTGATCTATTTCTTGCCATTAATTGTTCTCCAGTGCCTCTACTCTAGCTTTAAGTTCTTTTATACTATTTAACATCACCCAGAACAGTTCATCTTTGTTAACAGACTTAATACCATTTTCTCTTGTAGTAACTGAATTAGGTAATACTGTTTCAAGTTCTTGAGCCATAATACCGACAATAGTCTTTTCTGTATCAAGGCCTTCATGAACCAATCCATCACTATCGGCTAACTCTGGATGTGCCGTAGCAATATCTGAATCTGATAAGTAATTATAAGTTTTTACATTTACTTGATCTAAAACAGTTAGACCGGTTGTGTAGTTTGTTACATTAGTTTTGATACGCTCATCTGATGTTGTGTTCCAAGAAGAAGTGTTAGCCGCATTGTAGTTTGCGGAAGTACCACCGAAGAAACCGGTGTAGTTCCCCTTACCTGTAAGGTTATAACCTATCACAACAGATTGTTGGTTTGCGCCAGCTGTTGTGCAGTTATATCCAATGACTGTATTATAATCGCCATCTCCAATATTGGTGTTACCTGCATTTAACCCAAGACAGATGTTGCTAAAGCCGCCTGATGTGATACCACCGCCAGCGCCATCTCCAATTCCAATGTTACTGCTGCCGCAACCGGTGCTACTTCCAGTATTAAGAGCATTTGTTCCCATTGCGATATTTCCGGTGCTGCTAGCAATACTTGCTCCAGCAAATCTTCCAATGACAATATTTTCATCGCCACTCATAGTTGTACCTTGTTTACTAGCATCTAAAGCTTGGTACCCAATGGCGATGTTGTATTGAGCTTGGCCGCCATTAAGCCCTGTTGCATACCCTGCTCGATATCCTATAAGAATAGAATACCTTTTATCCCAACCAAAACCAGCCGCCGTACCAGCGCCAGCCTGTGTTCCAATTGCAATTATTTCACCGCTGGTTGTGTAAGTATATCTTCCAGCTTGGTTTCCAATAGCAATACTATTAGGTCCTGGATTAGTTGAACTATTATGTGCATTTTGACCAATTGAAATTGTGGAAGAACCACCTGAAGTTGAAGCAGCAGCAAATCCTAAAGCTATAGCGACCGAAGGATTTCCTGATTGTAATGAATTGCGACCTATTGCAATATTGTTACCATTAGTAGTTGCACCACTCAATGCGGTGTTACCAATCGCTACATTGTAATCACCTGTTGTGATAGCATCTCCAGCGGTACTTCCGATGGCAATATTACTTAGTCCAGAACCAGCGGTAATGGCGCTAGTGGTATTTGAACTGATGATATTATCATCAGCGTCAATGGAAAGAACTCCACCTCCTGAAGAATTTTCATTAATAATAGCAACTACTTGATCTGAATCAAAACCTGTTTGATCAACTGGCAAGTTTTCATTAATGATAGCTACAACTTGATCAGAATCGAAACCAGATTGAGTTGTACCAAGATATTTAAAGATAGTAACTACGTCATCTGAATCAGGTGCTGCTCTAAGTACGATAGAAGAACCATCTGTTGCAACATAGTCATCTGAATCTTCAAGTAAAATACCGTTTGAGTAAACTTGAATTTTACCAGCAACATAACTTAAAACGTTACCGTTATCATCTGCGCCTGTGAATTCAGAATCACCAACAGCATGTACACCTGCACTTACTACCTTGTAAGTAAATCTAGTTACGTTAATATTATCAGAAGCAGCAGCATCTGCGCCAAGATATTTGATAATTGAAAGTCTATCATCTGAATCAGCTGCTTGTATTAATGTTAAAGATGTTCCATTAGTAGCTGTATAATCTGTACCGTCTAATAATAAGATACCGTTTAAGTATACTTGAATTTTAGTAGCAACATAAGATAATGAGTTACCGTTATCGTCATCACCACTAAACACTGTTTGACTTTGAGTAGCAGTGTAGTCGTATCTTGTAATTGTTAAAGGCGCGAAACCGGCTAACTCGTCAACCGTTACCGATAAAGACTGTAACTTAATTGAATCAGAGTCAACATCATTACGTAAGTCTGCGATAGCTTTAAGATCAGAATCTACTAGTTCGTTAATTTGTTCTAATGAAGTTGCTATTTCTTGAATGCGTAATGAATCGCTATCAGCATCTCTACGAAGTTGCGCAATAGCGGCGACGTCTGAGTCAACAGATCCTGAAACTACATTTTCGTTAATGATAGCTACAACTTGATCAGAATCGAACCCTGCGTTAACGCTGCCGCTAATTAATACGTTTGGGTTAGATCCATAAATTAAGAATGTAAACGGAGAAGCAGAACCAGGCGTACGACTTACTGTATCATCATAAAACTCTGCTCTAAATCCAGTCGTTGTTTTGTTTGAAATACCAACATAATAATTATCATATAAATCACAATCTGTTATAACAGCATAGTTTGTATTGGGTTGTGCTGTGTCAAAAGTAAAATCTAATGTGTGGTTAGATGAGTTCCAATTTGACCAACTAATACCTGTACCAGAACCGTTTGATGTGGTGTTGACAAAAGCAAATGCTACAGGAGAAATGATATTAGAAGTACCTCCGCCACTTAATCCTGATACTGTAGTTTCTAGAGTTTGTAATTTAAGTGAGTCAGAGTCAACGTCGTTTCGAAGATCAGCTACAACTTTAAGGTCTGAATCACTTAAACCTGTAACATTTTCGTTAATGATATTGATTACTTCATCACTGTCTAGTACTCTAGAAACAGTATTACCACCAAGAGTTAAATTACCCTCGATGGTAGCGTTTTCGGACACAGTTAAACTATGTCTAATTTTAAAATCTTTAGTAGCCATCTAGTTCACTTTCCCTGTTTGGCGATGTATAGGAGGAGCTTTCACTCCTCCATTATATTATTTATGACTGACTTATATGTTGTCTTACAGTCTTTACGTTTGTTAAACTATTTGAAGGTGTGCCTAATAATCTTACATTACCTCCACTTACATCAGCATCAAAAGTAATAAACTCACTATCATGTGTTGATATTGTACCATACTCAGTTAAGTAAGCGTTAGAACCATCATGTATAACAATGATCTCAGTAGCAAACCAAGAGCTATCATTAGAAGATGCTGAAACAAAGTACTTTACTGATCTGTAATCACCTGTTGCAAAACTATCAAATACTTGCTGTGTTTCTCCTGCACCGTCAAGGTTTGAACTACCGATGTTGTTATTATTTTCATCGATAATAGCTACAACTTGATCAGAATCGAACCCAGCTTGTACAGTACCTACATGCTTAATAATCTGTACAGTGTTATCAGAATCTAATGCTTCGATAATATTAACAGTACTACCATCTGTTGCAGTGTAGTCTGTAGTATCAAGTACTAATACGCCATTGACAAATACATAAATGTATCCAGGTGCATAAGATAGTGTTAATCCATTATCATCTGTTCCTGTAAAGGCTGTTTGTCCTTGTGTTGCAGTATATGTATACACAACTGTTTGAATAGCAGCGGTTCCACTTAACCCTGTTAATGTTGTATCTAAACCTTCAATTAAAGTGCCTAGAGCTTGAATCGCGATTTCATCTGAATCAAGCCTTGTGTTGATTGTTGGATCAGTAACAACATTTTCGTTAATAATACCAACAATTTGATCACTATCAAAACCAGCCTTACCAACTTTAATTACACCAACCATTCCAGAATGAACAGTACACTGATACGCTAGCGTATCTGGCGCGTCCATTGGTACAACAAAAGTAACAAGACCTATTTGCGCCGCATTGTTTGTAACACCAGTACTGTATGCAGCACCACCGCTTGCTTGTCTAATCTCGAAAGGATGACCAGAAGCATTAACTCTAAAGTTATAAGTATGACCTCTTTCTAGATATAATGTTGGGTTATCTACACCTGATGGGAATCCATCACCAGTGAATGTGTATGCAGATGCACCGTTATTAACAATATTAAAGGATACGTCCATATCAGTTCGAACTGATTGAATAGCAACACTGTCACTGTCAACGTCATTTCTAAGATTGCTTATGGTTGTTAAATCAGAATCTGTTAATCCGTTAAACAATGCAATCTTATTATTGAAGAGAGTGTAATCTGAATCCACTGAAGTTCTAATTGCTTGAATTGCAATCGAATCACTGTCTGCATCTGCTCTAAGAGCAGCAATATCACCCGTATCAAGCGCATCTAACTGAGTTTGAATGGCTTGAATTTGTGCTTCATCAGAATCGAGTCTAGCAGTTAAACTAGTTTCAAGTGTATCAATTGAAGTACCTAAAGCTTGTATCTGTGCTTCATCAGAATCGAGTCTAGCTAGTACCGGGGCATCGTTATAAGTACCTGCTACAAGAGCATCAATTTCACCTTGCATAGTTTGTATTTTTAAACTATCAGAATCGAGTCTAGCTACAATATCAGGGCTAGTGTTTTCACTAATAATTGCTACAACCTGCTCTGAATCAAAACCAGCTTGCACTGTTCCGAGATATTTTATAACTGTTAAAACGTCGTCTGAGTCAGGAGCATTAACAAGAGAAACAGTAGAACCATCTGTTGCGGTATAATCAGCTGTATCTGTTAGCAAGATACCGTTGAGATATACATGTATCTTATTTGCTTCGTACGCTAATGTAGATCCGGTATCATCTAAACCAGAGAAATCAGAATCATTTGCAGGTGAAGTATAAGTAAACGATCTTACATTGATAGTAGTCGAAGTATTTTCTACCCCTAAATATCTTTTGACTGTTAAGACATCATCAGAGTCAGGAGCATTAACAAGTACAACACTGTTACCTGAAGTTGCGATATAATCTACGGTGTTATTAAGATAGATACCATTCAAGAAAACATCTATTTTATTAGGAGCATAAGATAGTGTTAACCCGTTATCATCTACACCAGAAAATTCTGAATCATTTGCAGGTGAAGTGTATACAAATGAAGTTACTGTAATAGGAGTTGTACCACCTAAATTATCAATACGTGTGCCAAGAGCTTGAATCGCGATTTCATCAGAATCCAGTCTTGTATTAATTGTAGGATCAGTAACAACGTTTTCGTTAATAATAGCAACAACTTGATCACTATCAAATCCTGTATCATCTACTGCAGCTTCAAGAACATCGATTCTTTCATCGATAGACTCTAGTCTCGCCTCATCAGAATCTAGTTTAGCATTAATAGTAGAGATATCGCTTTGAATAGTAGTAATATTACCTTCTGCAGTTTCTAGATCTGTTTGAATAGCTTGAAGCTGAGTTTCATCTGAATCAAGTCTATTATTAATGTTAGTTATATCAGCACTTAACGTTGTATTTAACGCTTGAATAGCAGCGGCATCTGAATCAGCTTGTTGCAACAACACAGCAATGGCGGCTGCGTCAGAATCTGCACTCAATTTAAGGTTAGCAATATCAATGACATCTGAATCAGCGTTAGATTCTAGAATAGATACTCTACTATCAAGGGCAGAAATAGCAGTAGTATCTGAATCTAATCTTGCTGTTACTTGTGTATCTAAAGCGTTAAGATCTGTTCTAATTGCTTGAATTGCAATACTGTCTGAATCAACATCATTTCTGACGTCTGCGATAGCTTTCAAATCAGAATCGGTTAATCCTACAGTGTTGGTTTGAATGATATCTACAATATCATCCGAATCGAAGGTACTGACTGCTACCCCGCCTTGGGTTATTTGACCAGTTACTTCTAACCCCGATCTAATTTTAAAATTTCTAGTTGCCATTTTTTTTTTGCCCTTTGCTAATAGCTTAAATTATTTATTAATCTATTTGTGTTCTAACTATCGATACACTAATGTTCGTAACTTGAGGTGTAATTAATAATCTAACATCATTACCAGAAACATCAGCATCGGGAATATATAGATCACCGGCTCCTGAATCCATTATTGCGTATTCTGTTATGTATGCAGTACTACCGTCATGGTTTATTAAACACTCACTTGATTGCCAATCTGTTCCTTTTTTAGCAGAAATAATATACTTAACTGTTTTATGCTCGTTACCATCGTAAATGTCTAATACTTGATTAGAACTTGTTGTCGCAAACGCGGCATTGTTCAATCTTAGCGGTGTTCTTTCTATTACATATTCTGAGTCAAGAGAACTAATCTGTGTTTGTAAAGATTGAATTACAGCGCTATCAGAATCTAATCTAGCTATCAGTGGCGCGTCATTATAAGTCCCAGCCTCTAAAGCATCAACTTGACCCTGTAATGTTTGAATTCTTCTAGAATCAGAATCTACATCTGCTCTTAAAATTCTAATCTGTAATGATTCTGAATCAATATCATTTCTTAAAATTGATACTGTGGTTAAATCACTATCTGTTAAACCATTAAACAGTGCAATCTTTTCATTGAATAAAGCGTAATCAGAATCAACAGAAGTTCTAATTGCTTGAATAACTGTAGAATCAGAATCTAATCTAGCTCTTAAATCATTTACATCGATATTATTAATTTGAGTTTGTAAATCTTGAATTACAATACTATCTGAATCTACATTAGAAATTAAAGAATCAATTTGAGCTTGTAGAGATTGTATAATTATTTCATCAGAATCTAATCTAGCTACAATGACAGAATCGTCATATGCACTTGCTTCTAAAGCATCTACTTGACCTTGTAGTGTTTGAATTCTTATAGAATCAGAATCTAATCTAGCTATAACATTCGTATCATCATAAGGAGTTACGTGCTCGTTGATCATTGACTCGATTTGATCGCTATCAAATCCAGTATCATCAACAAGGTTGTTAAGCTGTGTTTGAAGGTCTTGTATTTTTAATTCATCAGAATCAAGTCTTGCTATAACAGGTGCGTCATTATAAGTACCTGCAACTAATGCATCGATTTCACCTTGCATAAGTTGAATTTTAATTGAATCAGAATCTAATCTAGCTACTAAAGTTGAATCATCGTAAGCTATAACATTTTCGTTAATAATAGCGACTACTTGATCACTATCAAAACCTGTGTCATCTACAAGATTATTAATTTGTGTTTGTAAATCTTGAATTCTAATTGAATCTGAATCTAAATCATTACGTAGATTAGATACTGTGGTTAAATCACTATCAGTTAACCCGTTAAACAACGCAATCTTTGTATTAAACAAATCATAATCAGAATCAACAGCAGTTCTAATAGCTTGAATAACTATAGAATCAGAATCAAGATCTGCTCTTAAAGTAGCTGTATCTATATTGTTTATTTGAGATTGTAGGTCTTGTATTTTAATTGAATCGGAATCTAATCTAGCTACAATAACACTGTCATCAAAAGCTGTCTCGTTTTCAGATATAATAGCAACTATTTGATCGCTATCAAATCCTGTATCGTCTATAGCACCTTCAAGTACAGTTACTCTCGTACTTATGTCTTGTATTGCAATTGTATCAGAATCTAGTCTTGCTATAACTGAAGAGTTGTCAAACGGGGTTACGTTTTCATTAATAATAGCGACTACTTGATCACTATCAAAACCTGTATCATCTACTAGATTATTAATCTGTGTTTGTAAGTCTTGAATTTTAATTGAATCTGAATCAACGTCAGATCTTAATTTAGCCACTACAGCTAAATCAGAATCAGTTAAACCTACTGTATTCTCATTAATAATTGCTATAATATGATCTGAGTCTAGATGGTTAATCAACTCTAAAACATCAACTCTTTCATCAATAGATTCTAACCTTGCTTCATCAGAGTCAAGTTTAGCTGTAAGAGAATTAATTTGTGATACTTGAATAGTATTAACAGCTTCTACTGCTTTCATCCTTGTATCTAATGCTTGTAATTTACTACCATCAGAATCTAAATCATTACGCATTAAAGTAATATAAGCACTGTCTAGATCAGCTTGAGCTTTAATTGCTTGAATTGCAATTGAATCACTATCTGCGTCTCTTCTTAATATCGCAATATTAACGACATCTGAATCTGCATTGGCCAATGCTAAGTTTATTCTTGCAGATTCAGAATCTAAACTTTGTTCTAAATCATTTAATCTAGCTAGTACAGGGGCATCGTTATAAGTACCTGCTACTAAAGAATCTACATCTGCTCTTAATATTCTTATTTCTGCTGATTCAGAATCTAAAGCTGACTGGTAAGCTAGTCCATGCTCTGCAAACATGTTTTCAACTTCTTCTGAATCCAGCATTGTAAATACAAAATCAGAATCAACTTTACCTAAATTATTATTTTGAATATTAATAACGTATTGAAAATTTTTACCTAAAGTGTCAACAACTTTATCAGAATCGTAAAACCACCCGTGCTCAACACCCATGTTGTAAATATTATCTGAATCAAGAGCATCTATATTTGAATGCTCATTTATCATATTAAAGACTTGATCCGAATCTAATATTAATGAACCGCGTTTTTTATTAATAGTATTTACAACTAGATCAGAGTCATAAGTTGCAGCGTCTGGGTTATAACCTTTTAAAACTGTTTGAATAATTAAATCAGAATCATAATGCTCATTAATCATATTAAAGACTTGATCTGAGTCTACAAAACCAGCGCCATCAAATTCATTAGCAACGATCTCAGCTACACTATCTGTAGTAACTACATTACCAAGAGTATTATTAATATTAGAAATTTTTAATCTTAGATCAGCAGATTCAGAATCAAGATCGTTCTTTATTAAACTAGCTTCTAACCTAAGTTCTTGTCTATCAGAATCAGAAGATAGTGCTAGTTGAAAAGCATTAATATAACCTTCATTAAACAAAAGGTTGATAATTGTTTCTGAATCTAGACCAGACGATGCAGCTGCTGCACCGCCACCGCTTGGTGCTATATAACTGGGATCGATATTTTTAAGAATAGTAGCAACAACACGATCAGAGTCATAGATTGCGGTGCTATTATTAATAACATTGTTAACAATATATGTATCTAACGGAACAGCAGGGTTTCCTAACGTCATTGAAGTAATGCCGTTCAGTGCACCTGTTCTAGCGTTAAGGTATAGTGGTGGACGAGCCATATTTTTCCTCTAGAGTTTTATTATTTATTGTTACAAATTTATGGTTTTATAAACATCTTCATACCAATTTGGTAAATCAGGGTCAATATTTTCATCCACTACAGCCCATAAATCACCGGTATTATCCATAATTCTCTCATTCATAACGTTGTAAGATTGAAAACCTAGAGGCATATCATCATCAATTTTTTCTAATTTATCTTTATAGATAGAATCAGAAGGATTAGTTTCCGTTAAATCTTTCCAATATTCAGAACCTACACACCATCCAAATAATACCATACACATAACAAGATCATCATTTGTACCGGGTTCTGCCGCGAACGCTGAGCTAGCGTTATCGTTTTTTCTAGTAAAGGTAGTCATCTCAACATAGATTTCATAATCTTCTGTTAAGAGTTTATCTGTTTCAATAAGCGATTTAAAATTAGAGCACCCTTTAGTTTTTACAGATGCTGAAGTAGTTACTCCGAGTTTTGATCCTTGACCGTCTCCTAATACAAAACCTGCTCTACCTTTCGAAACTGTTTTAAGTAAATTTTCATATTCAAAATCTTCATGTAAAGAGTTGACGACTTGACCTCCTACATCATTTGTTTCTACTAATATATGCGCTTTATTAAAAAAATGAGCTATGTTAGCTAAAAATTGAGGGTAGATCATTGGTGTTATAGTATTAGATCTATACTTTGCAACTACTTTATAAGGAATAGTTGTAACATCAAACACAACAAAAGCAGAATAATCTAATCTTAAACCTCTTGCACAATCAACTGTAATTAGATATCTATGGTCTTCTTTTGGTTCTTCATAAAAATCTACTTCATCTTTTTTTCTAACAGGGTTAATGAAAGACATATTTGCTAGCTTAGACGGGGAGATAAGAGTAGAAGCAGATCCGATAAACTGAGTTTCAAACTCTTGTCTAAATTGATCTTCAGATGTGTTAGCAATCTGTTGTTGTTTCCAATTTTCATCTCTGCCTGGTACATCCCACCAATTAATCTCAATTGGTTTAAAAGAAGATCTTTGCTCTTGAGCTTCCATCCACATTTTATAAAAATGATTCATACCCTTGGGTGTTGATACAACAATCATTTTGGTATCAGAACCAGAAGAAATAGTAGGGTAAACAGAACGGAAGAAATCTTCTGCATCATGAGGTGGTACGAAAGCAAACTCATCAAGGAAGATAAGAGAGAATGACATACCACGAGCAGCAGATCCTGAGCTTGAAGTAGCAATAATTCTTGATCCGTTTTCTAAGGCAATAGATCTTTTATTATACGTGTCAACACCTTGTTGCAACCAGAAAGGTAAACTTTCATATGCTAACTGTAATCTACCTAATAGTTCTTGAGCAAGTTCACCTTTGTTAGCTAGAATACCAACATTTTTACCTGGATTAAAAAGAACATACCATAAAATAAAAGCAACGCTAGTTGTTGATTTACCACACTGTCTTGGCAACTTACAAATACTAAATCTATTGTCTTTAAAAGTGTTGACCATGTCCTTTTGAAAACCATATAACGTAAAAGGAATAGTACCAAAATCAACAGACATAATTTTAACATACGTTTCAGCAAAGTATATAGGATCTTCCATACACTTCTTATATTCGCGTAATTGCTCAGGTGTGTATTCTAAATTAGAATGAGGAGCTTTTACATTAGGGTTGCCTAAGTAGTGTGGTGCTCCTGACGGGTTATGTTCAAATAAATTAGGATGAGATTCATTAGTAGGAGCATCTTTATAAGTTCTTTGCTCTGACAAAAAACCTAATAGATCTTTTTTAGTTTTAACTAAAACTTCGCCAAAAGATTTCCAATTTTTATGTTTATTAGAATCAAAATCTTTTTTAAATACTACTTGATAATCACTCATTCTTTACCTAAAAGCTCTAACAAATCTTTAGTATTTAACTTTACATTCAAATTGTTATTTGTAACATTTTTAGATTCATTATTAGGGTTGTTAAGCTTTTCCGTTCTTAATTGATGTTCCATCATCTTTTGTGCAATGTCGCTTAACGCGGTAGCTGTACCGGTAGCGACTTCAATTGCTCTTGGATGTTCTGATTCTTGTGCTAATTGTACTGCAGCATCTAAAACATCTTGTAAACGTTCTGCAGAAGCATATAACAACTCACGTGAATAAGTATAGTCGTCTTTTCTGTTTTGAAGTATTCCTTTGACCTCTTTTTCAATAACGTCTACTTCATGCGAAATATCTTTATCGCTCATAAAATAATCTCCTCGATATCTATATAAATTTAAATATGTTGAAGCTTGTTTTACAAACGAGAAGCAACTCTCTTAATTATTTATTAAATGTATCTAGAGTAATAGTTACCGGTGTGATAAGTGCGCAAATATCTATGTACTGTTTTAGCTATATCAACTCTGTTAGGTGTAGTAAAAAGATTTTTATTAGAATGTTCGTAAGTATATACTTTGTACTCACTATCGTCAACAGTTAATGTATCGAAATTTTTAATATTTAAATTTTTACGTTCTAAATATTCAGCTATTTGCTCGGAATCACCTACAGCTTCCCAAATATCAGAGTCATTAGTAATATGATAATATAAATTTTTCATAATCTACACCACCGTACCCATAAAGGTACCGTTAAAATTGTTTAAATTGTAAATGTTACTTACACCTATACCTGTATTAACTTCGCTAATAATAGTACTTCTTTGAGATCTAGCTTCAGTAATTGCAGGTGCACTAGCTCTTCCGGTACCTCCAGGGTTAGGACCTGGCGTCATCCAGTTAGCGTAAAACACACCAAACTGCATATAATTAAGATCAAATGTAGAATTTTTATTGTTTGACGCAAACCAAAAATGTCTTCTACCATTTAAGACTTTACTTGCAGCACTGACATGTCTTATATCTCTACCTACTGGGTCATAATGTGCTTGTACTTTTAAATCGCCAGCTGATGCATGTGCTCCGTTATATGTTCCGTCAGGGTTAAAAAGAGCGCCTATTACACTTGATACATCTAACTCTCTGTCACCAGTAACAGGTACATAATCTTGCGCACTATAGTTCCACTTAAATTTAAAAGTCTGTGGACCTTCTCTTACAAAATTAACATATGGTCTCGGATTAGCACCATTATAACCAATATTAGCAGCAACAGCTCCTCCGTAACCCCAATTGACTAATAAAGGGAATACAGGACCACCAACTTCCGGTCCTATCCACTCTTCTTTTATTCTTGCACCAATTGTACCTGACCCGGTAATATCGATATCTAACCCTGTATCGTTTTCAACGAGGTATTCATTTACACTTATATTATTACCTGTAATGTTACCATCAACGTTTAAAATTACTTTAGCTAAAGTAGGACTAGCAGGTATATTGATTTTATTTACACTCACACCTGCAGGTACGTTAATTCTTAAAACTGGTAATTGGTATCTTGTATTACCGTTAATAGTTTTAGGATTAGCGGTTGAGCTTTGATAGGAGCTATTAATTTCAACTTGATTAAGACCTTTTGCGACAAACATTTAATAAACCTTTATTACTAGCTTGTAACTGTCTCTGAGAAATACCACCTAGAAGTATTAGCATTGTATATACCGGATGCTAATTGAGTTGCATTACCTAAAGAAATACCTTGCGAATTAGCTGACCATGTAATAGACATAGTACCCGCTGTAGTGATATTAATCATTGCGCCGTTTATTGTATGTGCTGGTATCGTTACTACACCAGCACCTTGGTGATGAATGTATGTAATCGCATCTGTTAATGTAGCGCTACCTGAATTAGTAATTTGCTGGTATGTTCCTACAGTACTATTAAAGTTAGTTGGACTGTTAAATATGGAATTACCGTTAAATGTAGATATACCATTAACAGTTAAGTCGCTGTCAATAGTCGCTTGACCATTAACGATCAAATCTTGTTCTATAGTAGCGTTACCATCTACTACTAAGTCGCTATCGATATGTAACGATCCGTTAAATTCAACGTTGCCGTTAACAATAAGATCGCTATCAATGGTTACACTATTATTAAAAATAACATCACCGTCAAAAGCATTACCATCTGCTGAACCAAGTAAAGAGGTAGATACAATAGCTCTCCATTCACCATAGAGTAGATTACCATTACCGTCAGAATCTACAACAGCTGCGTTTTTCTCTAATCTTGTAGCTGGTGACATGTCTCTAATTGTTTGTTGAAAATCAGAATCATCCATAATAGATGTGTCTAACCAGTATAACTTACCTGCATCTGAATCTCTATTTTTGATCCAAAAATTACCTGCAGCTAAAGATCTTACAGGTGCATTAGGTAAGATAGTAGGTATATTATTAAGTTCTATAATTTCGTATTCTTGTCTAGGCTCTCTTTGAGAAACTTTATAACCTATAACTAAACTACCAGCAAAATCTTTAAGATATAAATTTTGATTAATATGAGATATTAATCTTCCAGTGCCTTGTGTTCTTCTAAAACCTGTTGAATCTAAATCAAAATCTATAATAGTGCTTGCGTTTGTTGCAGTGTTAAAAGATATAGATGAGTTTAAGCTAACTCTTAATACAGGTTTATAATTGAGATCAATATACCTTACAAAATCATTTGAAAAACTTATAGAAGATGAACCTGTGTTTTTATAAAAGGTTACGCTGTTAGAATCTGAAGTAACACTACTTGCACCAACTTCCGAGATAGCTGCTGTTTTAATTTGAGTTACTAGATCAAGAACAGTTGAATCAGAATCAATTAAAAGTGTTTTATTATTACCGTTAATAGTATAACTTAAACTTAATGTATCAGAATCAAAACCAATACCAGAAATACTAATAATATAACCTGCTTCTTCTTCAAAACTACTCACGCTTTGAGCGTATTTGTAAACGTCAAATTTTTGGCGCTTCGTATACAACTTCCTCGTAACGAGGTTCATTGCAATTTCACCTTCAAGTACCTGGTTTGGTAAAGGTTGACCTTCTCCGTTTACACCGTTTACTCTAGCTCTACGATGTTGTACAAAACCTCTTTGTACTTGGCTATCACTATCAATCATCTACTCTTGCTCCTGGTACTAATAATTGAACCATACCTGGGAAAGGTTCGTCAGTAATAAGAATAATATTACCAGTAGTATCGACAATAGAACCTACAGTAACTTGTTTATAAACTTGACTTGGAGATGCGTCTGCAAAACCGTTGTAAATTACAGGTCTTCCTCTACCATCAGAATCTAAATCAGGTGAATTAAGAAACGCATCATCGGAATCTCTACCAAATACAGCTTTTAGTCTTTTAAACGTATCTCTATTTGAAGCAGTCTCTTGTTCATTATTAATGTAATCATACAAGAAACTATTAACCTGTATTAATGCTTCTGAATCATACATAGATGATGTCATTCTTCTATACACTTGATAAACAGGTGTTGAGACAGCATCATCAATATCACTTTGTTTTGTAGACGGTGCTACAGGTAAGATATACTGTCCATTTCTTAATTCTAATTCTCCACCGACAGTAAGATCAGGTTTGTTCCATTCAATCCAATCACCAGCTTCAAAATTATCTTGTCTAGCATTCATAATTTGTTGAGTGCTAATAAGTGTAGTTCTTCTTAAAATCCAACCAGTATCAGGTCCTTGATAAGTAAAAATTAAAGTATTGTCTTGAGCAGTACTAAAATTAACATACGACTTACCATCGTTAATCATGACTTTTTGTTTTAGTTTATGTCGTGTATCTACTACATCAGAATCGAATTTAGCATTACTAAAATCAATGTTTTTATAAACAGGGTAGTACTTTACCCCTAAATGATCTGTAACAGCAATAGCATCTGAATCAGGGTAATCATCTTGCGCTTCTGGTGTATGGAGTTTCCATTCTGTTATCTGATCCGAGTTTCTAAACTCATAAGGTGTTGTCCAAAAAGAGATATTTTTATGTTGCCAAGAAGAAAACGAATCTCTAATCTCGATTACATCACCCGCTCTTGCTAAAGGTAATACTAAATGCACTGTTCTACCAGCAGAGACTTCTCTTAAATCTGCTGTAATTCTTTCTCCACGAGACAAGAAATACCATTCACTGTCTCTAAAGATATCAGGAATACCATCAACGTTTGTATCAACAAACTCACCTTCACTATCGACACCCCAACCATGATTGTTGATCATATCTCTCGGAGTAGCAGGACCACCCGATTTAAATTGAACAATAGTATATTTACCAGCTGGGTGTAATTCACCAACTTTATACTCGTAATCCTGAAACGGTCTTCTATAACCATAGAACGCGTCATTAGGATCGTTACCAATAGGGTTATCACCAAAATTAGAATATAGATCAGCAAACAAGTTGTTGATCTTCATTCCACCTCTTCGCGCGGAATCACCCGTGCCGGAGTCTGGTGTAGTACCTAAATTAATTAAATCTTTAGCAGCCATATTTTATTTATTTCCTAAATCAAACCTAAATCACGAACTATCTTAGTTATATTACCATCTGAATCAGACAAGTTAATAACTGAAGGACTTACACGTGAATCATCAGCTAAAATAGCATCAGAATCTGGTTGAGTTAAATTAGCCCATCCTACTTCTGAACCTTCTATTCTAGAAGCTCTTGTTAATGTTTCTAAACCTGGAATATTACCATCAGAATCTCTTGCAGGTACAGCTAACATTGCTCTTGAATCGTAAATTACATTTGTACTTACTGCAGGACCGTATAAGAATATTTTAGCTGTAAATTCTAAATTCCATTCAACGATTCTTCTATCTCCTACATCACCTGTCCAATCATCTGCCCAAGTTGCAGCTGTTAAAATGAAAGGCATATCATAAGTGTTCGTAGGTAGCGGTGTATCACTATCTGCATCCATTGGAAAATTTCTTACTTTGACAGTGTATGCTGGAGTAAAGAAAGGTAAAATTTGTTCGATAATTTGCCACCCATCGTTTAGATTTTTAGTAGTTACATACATAGTAAAATCTAAATTGTATGGTGTTGGAGAATGTACTCTTTGTCTTGGTATACCTAAACTATCAGGTGTTCTTAATACAGTCTGTTTATTAGTTATCTTTCTGTCTTGATCATAGTTCATTGCAACAATTTCATAAGAGATTCTAGGAAGAAGTTTTTCAAACATTTCTTCTTCTCTTTTAAACTGTTTTTGAGCTTCTAACCATTTAACTCTCGGGCCATAAGAAATAGGTACAGGTAAAAATTTACCATCTCTTCTTTTGATGACAATATTATTAAACAAACTACCGAAAACCGATACAGCTGTTTTAATTGACTCGTTATAAAAGTGTTGACCTATCATTAAATATCATCTATATTATTGATTATCCCAGCGTACCCAAACGCCTCCGCGGTGTAGTCCTTAGTCACTACATTACCCTTATCTTTTAAAGGTTCCCCTTGATTGTCGTATCTAGTTTCTTTTTGTGATCTTTCTTCTAAAGCTCTATTATCTGCCCATGTATCAAAATGTGTATCACTATCATTTGCGATATTAAGATTTCGGGTTTCAGAATCTGTAAGCTCTAATCCAGTCTTGGCTCTCGCGATAGGACCTGTATCTGAATCAATAAGGTTTTGCTGAGTTCCATCTTTGTTGTATTCAACAACTGTAGGATTAAATTCAAGATCTTCTCCACTGAGTTCAAACAATCTACATCTTAGCTTATATTGATAATTATCTCCAAGCTGGAAGAATGCACCGTCATGATAAGTTGTAACTCTTAATATTTCGAAAACTTTAGGAATATACTGTTCTTTATTTTGCGCGGATCTACCAAATGGAATTACAATAAGATCACCTTCTAGAGGTCTGGTTCTTTTAAATGCATCTGCATCAACAGGGTTATTAATAGAAAGATCAGAATCCCAATTACCGTACAACTCTTCCCATCTCGGAATAGCCATAGAAAGAATAACCTCTTCACGGAACTCTATACCGTAAGTAGTCATTACATCCCCTTCACCTTCAAAACCAGCGGCAGCTACTAATAAAACATCAGCTTGAAAACCTCTATGAAATCTAGATTCTGGTCTTTCATTCCACACTTCGTCAGTATAAGGTGAAGAACGAGGCATATAACGAACGGTAATACCGTTAACGTTAATAGATTCTCTAATCATGTTTTGAACTAGTCTTTGTTCGTTTGTTGAAAAGCGAGAAGAGGCGCCGAATTGGTTGATGTAACCATCAATATAAGTATTTCTAATGCCTGCAGAGAGGGCATAATCGTCGTTGACTTTTTGTATTGATCGGTTGAGGTTAACGCCGAAGTCTGAGTCATTGTCAGCGTTGTTGTAATCTGTTGTTGACGCTAATGTAAAGCCGGAATAATTGTTTGTAATTGCCATTAGCCATAGTATCCTGAATCGAACCCTCTTTGACTAAAGCGTAAATGTGCTTCTGTAACAGCATCATTAACATTTTTTGCTTTAATATCTAAATTGCTATTAGAGCCAGCTTCTGTTTTAATAAAATTATCGTAAAGTGCTTGTTGTTCAACAGCAGTCATTTCAGTGTCTGCAGTACCTGATTTGTATTTAGCTAGAGAAGTTTTAAAATCAAAAATTATATCACTACTAATATTTTGATGTAATATATCGTATTGATTAGTAGATATGTTATATTGTACTATAGAACCTTTAGGAAGAATTAATTCACCGTCAGCTAGCTCAAGACCGATATTAGAAATATTAGAATAAGTATTTTTCCAAGTCGAGTAGCCTTGAGCTCTTAAAGTCGTTTTAATAACTGCTATATTTTTATCGCTGATAAGATCTAACGGTAAATCAACATAATCAAGTACACCTAAGAAAGGACCTAAAAGCTCTAATCTATTAAGCTCTTGGTCAATAATCTCATTAGTAATATAATCAGCTTCTATAAAGTTATTAATCTTAATAAAAGCAGTACGTAGTGGGTCACCGTCATTAGCGTTAGGTGACGTACCAATATCAACCACTGTAGATTCAGATGTACGTCTTTTATTACTGGTGTATTGAATAATACCACCATCAGAATCTAAAACATTAGGAATTAGATTTGGCTCACTTACGGATCTACCTTTAGGATTAAGGTGGTAATCTAATCTTCTGTTTAACGATGCATATCTAGCCATTATTTTCTACTAACTTCTCTAATAAACTTTCTATTCTATTTATTTTATGCTCTAAGCTGTCTAATCTATCTTTATCAGCTTTACGTTTTTTAGCTGCTTCATATATTTTTTGATTGGTGTTAATTACTGCACCATTTCTTTTTATTAAATCACTATGACCTTTTACTCTTGTATTACTCATTTTAAATATCTGCTATAATTCTTAAATCTTTAATACGAGGAATCTGCGCTTCGTTAGTAGTTACCATACGAACTCTAATCTTAAATGAAGAGTATTCGTAAGGAACATTTGCACTAACTGTATACTCTTTGAAATCAGTATCAGAAGTAAACGGCCCGTTATTCGCTTCTGTTACGAATTCAGATGCTCTAAAATCTTCCCAAGCTATTTCTTCGAAAGGCGTTAGATCACCTTTTTGTCTAGCTTTGTAAGAAAACTCTAACTTCGAACCAGGTTCCATATCTGCATCAAATTTAATAGTAAATCCATCTGCTGGAATTTCTAAATCAATCTGTTTAGTTACGTACGCTGAAAATTCATCTTCTGATTTGATTGCAGATAATCTAGAAGTATATTCTTGTATAGCTTGATCGTTACTACTAGAAGTAATTGATGTAGTAGTTAAACCTTCAATGTCAGAATCGTTTAAAAGATTACCTGTTACGTTTCTAAACACGACAGGATTAAGAGAATCTCTTACTCTAAATATAGGTGAACTATACTGATTTACGCTATCTAAAGTATATTTCATAACAAGATCATTAGTAGTGGAATTTAAAAGATTTCTAACAATATAAGGGTCTTCCAACTCTGTATATTGATTTAAATCAATTGGTGTTTCCACACCAGGTGTAATATTAGCTAAAGAATCATTTTTAATTTTATTAGAATCTATAACTAAATTAAGTGAGTTTGTTTTTGCAGCAGTGATAAAACCATTAACACTATCGTCTTCTTGACCTTTAAAGAACGGTACGTTAGCAACAACACTATCATATACTATAGGTTGAGTAGCGAATGTATCAAAAATAGGTACAGGTGGTGTACCTGTTGATGTAGCTTTCGTAGTAGTTTTAATAAAATAGGAACCCAAAGTAGCAAATAACACATCGTGTGTCCCGTTTAGTTCAGAATCCGGGATACCGTTATAATTGTTAGGTGTTCCAAATTTATCAAATCCCATTAATGTAACCTGCGCGGTGTTAAAATGCATTCCATGATTAGGATGATTTATTCTTACGTAATTAGAATTTTCAAAAGTTTCAATAGCTAAACCTCTATTAAACGCGCCAATATCTGCTTTGAATGTTTTTAAATTAGATAATTCATTATTCATTATAAAGGTAGATGTAGGTGGAGTACCTGTTCCATCGATATCAAAATTAGCTCTATTTAATCTAAAAGTCATATCAATATTTTGTTCTGCAGACCACGTTGTATTGTTTTGTGATACAAAGAAAGAACCAAAATAACCACCAACGTTTGGTTGGGTATCATGAATACCAGAACCGTCTAAAAGCTGTTGCCCAATTTCAGCAACAAAAACCTCTGTAGCATCTGATGGTGATTTGATAACAATAGAGTATTCTGTGTCACCTTTAAGATAAATTGGTGTTTTAAATCTAAAATTAGTTGCATTTGTAGCTGTAGGTGATTGTACTTCCATAGATTTATCAACTGTTACCCAACCTGTATCACCAATTATATTTTTTGGCCCACCAGGATAACCATTTACGGTTTCTCTAATATCAATATTAATTTTATCCATAACAGGTCTAATATCAACAAAACATAGCCAAATATCTATAGAAGTTACGACAGCAACAGGTTCAGTTTTTAATTCTGTTCCAGATAAAATTTCTGCGGTTGTAGGGTTACCTTTAGTAGGAAGCTTAAACAATTGAGCAATAGGATCACCATTACCGCCACCGCCTTCACCGTCGCCGCCGCCGCCTTCATCCCTTGGTTCGCGTCGAATTGCTTCCACTGTTTCAGATCTAACTTGAATACCTAGATTTCTTGTAGTAATTCTTTTATCATCAACATCAGCAATAATATCATAAAAATCTCTATGACCTACAGATTTAAAAATAGCTGATGCACTAGAAGCTTTACCGGATAAGGTTTTATCTCTAATAATAACTTTTTCCTCACCTGCTTTAAAAGTTTGATAAGGGATATTAAAATTACCTGTAATTGTTCCATCATTAAGTGTTGTTAAGCTTGAATTAATCATCTTCTGACCCATTAAAAGCTCGTGCTCAGTATTAGGTCTTAAATTTTCAACTTTAAAATTAATTCCACCAGCGGGGTTAACCATATAATAATCTTGTATGTTTTGAATTATCTCAGTACCGGTTTGAGTTGTAGTGGGTTTAGTACCTGCTATAACTCTTGGTGCACCGAAAGTAGTAGTTGTCACTCTTCTTCTTGCTTGCGTCGTAGTGATTCTTAAAAGAGTACCGCGTTCCCTTCGTTGAGTTGTACTCGGATTACCGAACCATTCTAATCTGGAAGTAGAAGAACCTCCAGGGGATGTAGTTGTCACTCTTAAAAACTGACTAAATTGATCTGAGTCGCCAGCAAAAGGTCTAATAGTACCGTAATAGTTTGTAAAATAATTATTAACTCTTGTTCTCCAGTGATGTTCATTAGGAGTAAGTTCTAAATTACCTGTATAAATCCACGTTGCAAAAGGGTTAATTCTATGACATCTTGTAGCTTGCGGCTGAGTTAAAAAAACTTCTTCATTGTATTTTTTCATTACAATGTCAGCGTTATCATAGTAATAATCGTCGATGTTAGTTTTACTTGATACTTCCATTGATACAGGTACACCGTCAGTTTGAGCCGGTATCAAAACATTATCAATTACATCTATAGACGCATTATACTCAGGGTGAAATGAATCTGCAGAACTATTAGGGTTATTTTGTGCTAAAGAAAAATCATCTACCACAAAACCAGACTTAGCTCTACCTTGCAAATCATCATGTAATGCTTGGGATTCGAGAAGAGACAAAGCAACAGCTTCTTCTAATCTATTAACTCTGTTTTCAATTTTACCAATATCACGCATTGTGTAACGTTTATTGTCTACAGTTTCAACAGTAATTTCTTCTTCTGCATATCTCAAACCGCCCGGGATTGTAAGATAGAACAAAGTCATTGCATCTTTAACTTCTTCAGGTTTTTTAGGGTTAAAGAGAGCAGGTTGACCTTTCTTGAATAATATTGAACCGTCTTTAGCAATACCAATAGAAGATATATTTGCTTGATACTCATCTAAATCTGTTGTAAATACTGTATCGGGTTTTATTCTAGGTTGATTATAATAATTTCTACTTGAAAATAAGAACGGGGAATCATTAATATTAGTAGAAATATCTTCTACTCTTAATCTGAAATCAATAGAATTTCTAAGATCTCTTCCTACATTCCCAATCTTATAATTAATTTGCTGTGGTTCGTTATAAAATCTAACATCATCTTTATAATAATCTAATTTTCTATAACTGTCTGCACTATAAAAGAAATTGTTAATAGGTGATGCGGTAAAGTAAGAATAGAAAATAATAATATCACCTGATGCGGGTGCTGGTTTATTCTTCTTCCTTACTAATCTACCAATATCATATAATTCACTTCGTTGGCCGTTATCTAAGTCAAACATAGCTGCTAGATCTTTACCTGTAGCATTAGTAGCACTAGTATAAGTAATCGGGCTGGTATAAGCAGAAATACCTGCAGGTGAGATTATCTGTAGCACCTCACCAGAAGTAAATGCTGTGTTCTTTTGATAGATAACTTCTAAGGTAGATGTAGAGCCTGTGCCTGTTAAAAAGCTATGATAACCAGTAGTAGAAGCAATGTCACCTGCACCAATATTAGTAGAGTTTTGGAGAGCTACAATAGCTCTCGTACCTGACTTTTGCCCAACCACTACTGAACCTACAGGTACTAGACCTGTAGTATTAACTTCAATTCTTGTAAATTGACCAGAAGCAAAAGAAGAACCTGAAGCTTCATTAATACCGTATACTTTAAACACATCTGGGTATGCAAGAGATATATGTTGGTCTTGTGCAGACCATCCATAGTTGATACCTGTGCGCGCACTAGAACCGGTGTTTTTAATTTTAATATATTTAAATCTTAAAGTTTTTTCAATTTCTTCTTGATCATCTACTCTAGAGTCATTCCAATAACCGTTCATATCACCAGAAGATAAACCTGTATCTTCAACGATAGTAAAATCATTATCAAATACAGTAGCGGCGCCTCTCAACGTTTTAATCTCAGAAGAAAGAGTGTTAATTAGTTCCGGATTAGGGTTAAGAGGATCAGAAACAGAAGCTGTAAAACCACCAGCACCGGTAATAGTTACTACATTATCTAATTGGTATATCTTTGATGAAGTTATAGTTACAGGAGGACTGATGGTTGCAACTGTTGAAGTAACATTTTGCGCTACAGGCATTCTACCCGACCAATTAATTAAAGTCAAAGAATTTCCTGTGATACCTGCTTGACCATCAGCGTTGTAAACATAACCAACATTTCTTGACACTCTTATATCATTACCGTCTGAAACAGTAATAGCAGAACTTGTAGTAATAACTTGGAACATTTTTACATCATAAACATAAAGACTAGAATTAAAAAACCCGTAAGCTCTTGCTACACCAATAGTGTCTCCGTCTGAATCTTTAAGAGTAAGCCTATTTGCGTATGTGTAAGGATCGCTACCTGTCTGACCTGGTAAAGTACCTGAAGATGAATTAACTAAAAAATTAGTAATATTACTAAACGGTACTTTAAAACTATTTGTGCGAACAAAATCGGTATTTTTAGCGAAATTGATCAATTTAGGAGATATTAGCTCAACTTCGAAACCTTTCACGTAGGCTTTTGATCTACCAATGTTTACAGTGTACGTGTCTGAATCAGCATCTGTAATAGAAATTGGGAATGGTTTAATAGAATAGTTACCTGATTCATCAAAAGTTCTTCTAGCAAGTGTGTTACCAATATCTGAATATTGCGGGTTACCACTAATTTTTTCTACTACTACGCCGTTTTCAATAGTTAAAACTCTAAAGAAATTTTCATCTTCCGCAGCGTCTAAAGCTAAAGTTGCAAAAGATAAAGACTGTTTTAATCTATGGGAACCTGGAGCGCCTTCATTAGTAGACCCGCGCGCATTATCATATAAAGAAGCATCTGTATTTTGAGTAACAATAGATTGCTCAGCTCTAAATCCAAGTTTACCAGAAGGAGTGTGAGTTAGATCACTTATAACAACAGTTTGTGCAGGTACTCTAGTGAAGAAACCATTAACGTAGTATATTCCTTCTGTAATCTCACCTAAACAAGCGTCAGAAACACTTGTAAAAGTATTAACTAATTCCGTGCTTATTGTACCAGGATTATCAGCGATTGTAGCGTAAATATAATCACCTGTACTATTAAATTCTTTTGCAGTAATATATTGAAAATATAAATTACCTACATTACTGGTACTAACGCTTCCTGTTGGTTGTTTAACAATTCTAGCTCTTACAGTACCGTCAGCATTAGTAATAATTTTATTTTCTAAATTACCTATTGTAGCTAAGATAGAAGCTGTTCGTGCTCCAGAAAGAGGGAAGCTAGCATTACCTGAACCGCTAAGAAACAATCTATATACTGTTTTATTAACAGTAATATTACCTTCACTTACTTTAGAACCGTCTTTAAAAATATGATTACCAAATCTTTGTACTTGGTTCTGCATAAAAGACTGTAAGGTAGTAAGCTCTCTTGCTTGTACTGGAAAGCCCGGGCGATAGAGCACTCTAAGAAAATCTTTGTTAGGGTCAAAATCGTCGAAGTAAGGAGATATATTTAAATTAATGTTAGCCATTGTTCACCGTATTTTTAATTATTTATCTAGAAACTTAATATAAAGTTTAAGGATTCGATTTGATCTTCTGATCGAATAATAGGAGTCGCTTTCCAATCAGACATAATAATTTCACCTGAATTGAAAATAATATCTCTATCTTGTGTTTTTCTAATAGTGTGTATTTTGTTAACACCATCTTCTAAGACTACCTGCTCACTATCGTTAAATGAATCTTGTTCTTTTTCATTTAAGAAATTAGCATAATACACTCTATTACCCGAAACAGCAACAACTCTTGCTCTTCTACCATCATCAATAGGATATGATTTAATTATATCGTTGTTATTAAAAGAAGAAGAAACAGCATCCACGAGAAAACTTTTACATGCGGTGTAGTAGTCTTGAGCAGCGACATTCGTTGTATTGATATCAATAGGGTTTCTAACTAAATTAGCCATTTGATATTGATTTTGCGCTAAGGGTAAAAACTCATCTTGTGGTATATTTCTAGCTACTAACATAATACTGGTAGCATTTAAATCACTAGCCGCGTCAGAGCCATGTCCTAAACCACCAGCGATTCTAGCTGTACATCCTGGTATAGGTTTTTTATCTTGGTCTACTACTTTAAGAACACCTACGTAACCTTTACCGTTTTGTATTAAAGATGGTACAAAAGCATTAATTTCTGAATCATAAGTTATAGTAGCTTGAAAATGTTTTTCAATTAAATCACTATCATATCTCGAATCTGTAACTCTTACATTAACGCTTCTACCTAATTGCCAGTCACTATCTCTAGCAATTTTAATAGAGTCACTATCAAAACTAAAACCATATACAGAACCTAGTTCAGCATTTTCTTGAACAGCGTATTGCAAGTACCTAGTTGTACCTGGTACAATAGTTTGTGCTTCATCTTGTGTTACTCTTTCTGGTACAGGCATATATTCAGAGTTAAGGAATCTAACAGCGTCAGAATTAGATATAGAATACAAGTACTGCCAGATATAACCATCAGCGTTGGTAACAGGTGTAGCCGATGTTCCTGTTGGAGCGTTAATACTTGGTTTGTTAGGTGAGAATAAACATTTATAAACATTAAGTCTACCAATACCGGAAACAAATTCTCTTACTAATACATAGAAATTTTCTGTAGAAGGCCAGGCATTGTAAATTCTATTCTGTAACCAATCAACTCTAGGTACACATCTACTTACACCACCGGGTAAAATTCTATGTAATGTTAATGTATTTTGATTATAAAAAGCACTATCATCTGCACCAAATTCTGAATCACCACCGCCAAAATACTCAGACTCGCTATCAAAGCTTAACGAATATCTTTCATAGTCGCTGTCATTAGAAAAAGCTGTTGCGGCATAATAAGTCTCTTCATTTGTTGCTTTTCTAAGTGAATCAAACATAGCTTTAGCTAAAATTAAATTAATATTATTCGTTAGTTTTGCTGTCATGGTTTCCTACTCTTCATAGAAGTGTCCGGGTCTCTCCAACTCTCTAAATCAGAAGATTCATTAACATCATTCCAATCAAAGATTGTACCCACACTACTATTTAATACAGAATCTTCACCTGTTTGGTAATGCCTATTCCACACAATATTATCAGAATCTCTATTTTTCCAAACATTAGGTTTAAAAGGTGTTTTGTCTTTTCTATAATCAGGTTTTCTTTTATTAACATATGTTTCGTATAAGAATCTAGGCTTAGCTTTATAGTTCTGTATAAAGGAACTATAACCGTTGATCTGCCATCCTTCACTGTCTTTTCTAAACTGATTTATTTGATTCCAAATTCTTTCAAAAGCTTCAAAGTCTACATAGACTGTACCGTCTTGATCTTTGAAAGTTAGCGTACCATCTAATCTCATAGCTTTATTAAAATCGTTTGCTTTTTTGAACATCATTTCTTTTTTACGATCGCTATTAAACCATTTAAATGTTCTTGTATCGTTTACAGATTTTAATCTGTTATAGTCAATAGATTGGAAACTTCTTATTTCACTATCTGACCACCTGACATGAAAACCTAAAGGTAGATCTGAATCATAAACCGTATATAGATCATTCATAGGATCTATAAATTTAGTAGACACTATCTCTACAGGATCATAGCTTCTTCTTGTTCTCGATTCTTTTTTGTAAAAATCTTGAACAGTATTATCAAATTTTTTATAATCTCGTCTTACTGATTTAACATAACCGTCACTATCTGAATCTTGTGTAGTAACCATTCTTAATAAAGTATCTGAATCAAAATTAACATAGTTGTTATAATAACCATTGTAATCTACTAGTTCTTTTCTAACTAACCCCATAGGTTCATAATCAAACCAAGAAGAACCGTATTCAGAAACAAGAGCTTCGTCATAACCTCTTTCGAAACTACTTGCTTTTAAGGCATACATGTTAGCGTTTATTTGATTGTAAAATATAAATGAATTAGCTTCATATCTTGTATTATCAGCTGTAACTCTATTTTCTAAAACAGGGTCAGAATAATGATCCAACATTGTATCAAAAGTCATAGTAGTGCCAAATTCTTCATTGTTAGTACTACAAGTAATGTTTAACGGTACTTTAACGTTTTGGTTTAAGTTAGTTTCAGCAAACATTAACATTCCTGCAGGGTGTAATGTTTGTTTAACTTTTTCGCGCCAGATATCTATAGAAAGATTACTTTGAATAATATAGGTATAAAAAGAATAAAAGTAATTGTCTTGTACAACCCCACCTGATAAAGAGTTTAAGAATCCATCTTCATTAACAAAAGTTTTTTCTGTAATACCTGTAGAACTTAATATAGGAGTATATTGAGCTCTACTGTGAAATGCAACAATATTAGCTAATGGTTTGTTGTTTCTAATCACTACATCTTCTTTTGCAGGGCTGAAAGCTGCAATTCTTACTATTCTATTTTTAATATCATCTAAACTGTTAATATCACTGTCTGTAGGAAAAAGTCTATTAGTTGCAGGTAGTAGAGAAACAATTTTTTTAGTTGGGCTAACTCTGTTAACAATACCGAAATAATTTGAGTTTACCCATTCAGCAATTTCACTATCTTTACCGAGTTTAGGATCAGAAAAATCGTTTACCCAATTGAAAGTATAATCGGAATCATTAATAACGTAATTGTTTAATTGGTTAAAGTGATAAGAGTCGAGGTTGTTAATCACACGATTATAAATTCTGACTTTAAAACCTGATTCACTATCTTGAGTTACTTCATAGTTAAGGTGTCTAGAAGCTAGCGCTTTCCATTTAGTTACTACACTAGTTAAGCCTTCTGAATCAACATTAAAGTCAGAATCTTGCCATTGGAACACTTCACTGTCAAAATCATAAGGAAGTCTAATAGGTCTAAAGTTGTATTGGGTTTCGCTGTCGACAGTTTTAACTAATTTAATAGAAATATCTAATCTATCTGAATCATTGTTAAAAGCATCATTTTTTTGCTGTAAATATTGGAATACTACAAGTTGTCCTTTAGACAATTCAGATAAACCTTCTACAGTAACATTCATTGGTGCTAATATTTCTACATCATGAATATTAGGGAAGAAACCTCTATCAAAAATACTTAATTTATTAATAGTACCAATAGTTGTTGATATAGGTGAAAAATTAGGACCTTGCGCTTTTGTTGGGGTTTTAGAATAAGGTAATCCTTGGTTTATAGTACCTGTATTACTAATTGTAACTTCAGGTAATACTTGATAATTGCCACCGTTGATAACCGGAACAATAACATTTTCAAAATCATCTGCTAAAAAACCGTTGTTTAATCTACCGGTTCTTAACTTGTAACCATCTACTTCTGTTATTCTTCCGTTTTTATCTGTAGCTGTTACAAGCGCGGAACCACCTGAACCATCAGCTGGTGATGATGGTGTAAAAGTAAACCTGTCCCCTGATTTAAAAAACTCACCCCTATCTCTGAAATGAAGACCGGTTACTGAGCCTGAATTAACACTGTCAACAATTACATTAAAAGTTCTATTAAGAGACTTAGACTTAACTTGAATAATATCTCCTTCAACATAACCAGGAGCAGCATTCTTTGGTATTAGGTTAGCTAAAGATAAAACAGGTTTAACTTCAATGTATATTCGTGAGTCATCAGGGTCTGTAATTCTATAAATTTCACTATCATTTACATCAAATGAATAATTTAACTGTACTACGATTACAGAAGCTTTATCACTATCACCAGTTTTACCTATAATTTGACCGCTTAATGTAACAGCTACATCTGAGTCAGTAGTAAAGTTATCATCTGAATGTGATAAAGTAGCTAAAGAAAAATTTATATTATCTAAATTATTAGAATAGTTAACTACTTTAAATGTAGCTATAGGGAATGAAAGAAACTTACCTTCTGATGCTTCTAAAATATTATCTCTAGTTTCAAAAATGTCAATATCTTCGTTGTATAACATTTTAAACAAAAGTTCAAAAGATTTAGGAGAACCTTTTGAAAGGTAGACATCTCTAATTTTTTTAACTAAGAATCTATCCTTAACAGCACTTGTTTCCACTGCAATAGGTAAAACTTCTCTTTTAAAATATTTTAAAAATTGTTCTAACGTTTCATCAATATCTTTATAAGCAGTTATATTGTTAACAATTGCGCCTGGATTGTCAATAGATTTAAACATTTCTTTGACGTTGAGAGACTCGGAATCGTTTCTTTTTTCTAGATATTCGTAATACGCTTCTAAAAAAAGTTTAAACGTTGGATTTTCCGCAGTAATAAACTCGGGTAAATGTTCGCTTATAAATGGTTTAATGTTTTTGTTCATTAGATACTACGTGAAAGGTTTAAGTTTTTAATGGTAGATGTTTCATTTTTTTCTATTACATCGATATTAGAGCTGTCTGTAGCGATCTCTAAAATAATATTATCGCTTGATTCAATATCAAAAGAATCAGGAATAGCTGTAAATTGAATTATACCATTAGCTGGATCAAAATCTTGAATATCTATTTCACCAGTTTCATAATTTACTGTACCAGCAAATTCAGTTACTGTTATTTTTTCATTATCTATAAAATCGTATAATCTTAAATTACCAAAACCATCATCATCAAAACCTGATTGATAACCTCTACCTTCTCTGTAAAACAGATTAGAAGATACCACACCACCGTTAGCAGCATTAAAACCATCATTAGGATGATATAGTTTATTATTAAACGTCCAATTATAAAAATTTAACCTATTATTGAAAGCAGTGATATCTACTCTTAAAGAAATTCTACTATTTGAACCTAAGATAGAAGTATCTAATTCTGAAATTTGAGATGAAAGATATGACTCTCTAAAACTAGACATAAAATCACCAATATAAGCATTGTTTAATACAGACAATAGGTTTTGAATTTTAGCTTTTAAAATATTTCTGTTAGAAACTAGCTCAGCATCATCGTAGATTACAACAGTTTTTAAAACAACTTTTAAAAGGAATGGATCTACGAATTCAGGTCTAATAGACACAACACTTGTCTTATTCAAGACTTCTGTTAAAAGAGTGTCTTTAGTCGCCTGTGTCAAAGCATCTGCAGACCTAGGTCTGATTGCGATAAAAACTTTACCTGGTTGGTTTACTTTTTCACCACCATAAACATTAATAGATCTAATATCTGCAAACTTGTTTAATAACAGAGTCTTATAATCGTTTTCAGTTACAGCTCTATATTGGGATTGGAACCAATGAGGAGCATTGTCTTTGATACTCTGAATACTTTCAGGGCTATTACCACCTTGAGAAGGGCTTACAGTACCTAAGATAGAAATATCATTTCTTCCAGGTATATTTACAGTAAATGTTCTTGCACCATTAGCTATTTCACCTGAAGATTTTAAAAACGTAGCCGTAATATTACTTCCAATATCAGGTTTTTTACCTACTACGTTATTACCCAAAAGTATTCTATGTGTACGTTCTTTTGTCTCTTCTACAAAATAAATTCTACTATTACTATTAGAACCTAAAGAGCCTTCTGTTTCTGGTGTTACCATTGTATGTTTGATACCATTAACATTCACAGTTAAAGTGCTTGTATCAATATAAGTCTGACCCAGATCGAAAGCAGGAAATTCTTCCCTGGAATTACTATGTGTAAATCTCTGTGTAAGTAATGTACCTTCATATACATCTACTTGTATAGTATTAGAAGATGAAGCTGAGTTAAAATTAACAGTATAATCTTCAATTGTGTAGAAATTAAATTTTACATTACCACTAGAAGCGGTAAAATAAGAACCAGCTGGTATGATAAAATAACCTTCACCTGCTACTCTTGGAACGTTTAAAGTTAAGGTAGTTGTTGAACATTTAGCAGAT